CGAAGTGGAGTTCTAACCCCCGCCATGATAGGTGTGGGAATGTTGATTTTGTGCTTTGAGATTGCGTCATAGTACCTCTTAACATATGACATTCTGGTTTCCTTTGGATACTCTGCAAAAATAGTCAGAGCAATCATCATGTACATAAACTGAGGAGTCTCATAAACTCCACCAGTGCTCCTGTCTTGCACAAGATATTTGTCAACAACTTGACGTAAACCTGCATAAGTAAAGAGATAATCACGATCATGGTCAATGTAACTATCAGCACGTTCAATTTCTTCTTTAGAGTATTTGTTAAAAATTTCTCTATCATAAACATCTGCATTTGTACAGTTAATGATGTGATGCTCAAGATTAGGAAGTTCTTTCATCTTCCCGTACAGTTGTTTACGTACAGCAAAAAGAAGCAAACGAGCAGCAACATATTGATAATTTGGATGATCCAAATCAATCAGATCGCTTGCACTGCGAATAAGAATTTCTTGAATCTCTGCAGTGGTAATTCCATCATAAAATTGAATACCCGATGTCATCTCAACTTGACTCGCAGAGACACCTGCAAGACCCTTACATGCCTCTTCAACCATTAAATGCATCTTGTCTAGGTCAAGAGACTCAATTCTTCCATCACGCTTTTTTACTTTGGTTCCGTTGCTCATATTTTCTTCCAAGTAGTAAACTTTAGTTTTGCTTCTAATCCAGAATAAGTATTTAATTCTATCACAGACTGCACATCCAGTCCAGATAGTACCATCTCATTAATGTCTTTTTCTTTTATATTGGAAGGCCAAATTACGACCTTATCTCCTCTATTGATATATTGTTCAATGCGGCGGTGGATTTCTGCATTACGTGGTTCGTTATCATAGATCCACACACAATCGCTAATACCCCACTTACTAATATCACCGTCAGCTCCGCAAATAGCAATCGCGTTGCGAATGAAAGTTGAGTCGAAGGGACCTTCTGTGACATAGACAGTTTGATTTTTTTTGACTTCATCGAGACCATATATTTTTGGGGCATCATTATCAAGCATTACGGTAATGTATTTAATCTTATTTGGACCAAGTGCTCTTCCTTGAAATCCGACTAATGTATTTTGATAAAACAAAGGAATGATGATCCTAGGTTCATCTTTTTCTATACTGTCGAATGTTTTACAGAGAGAGTTGGTCCATTCCTTAAAATTATCGCTGTAATAAAATTTATTCGGGTTTAATTTTCTGTTTTCCAAATATTCTCTTGCATCATTATTTTCTGATGCTTTTGGTAAATCAAGTTTTACTGAGAATTTTGGTTTTTCAAATTTAAACTCTGGAGACTCTGCTGAGAAATTTTTTCCAGATTTTCCTTCTTTAAATTTATCAAAAATATATTGCTTATGAATTTCTACATCAAGTTGTTTTAAAAAATTATTAAAAGATATGTTGATTCCACAATTGTGGCATTTAAAATTTGTATTATTCTTTACTTGATAGAGATATCCTCTTGCTTTATTTTTATTTTTTTGAGAGTCTCCACAAAGAGGACATCTAAAATTAAATAGATTATGTTTTACCTTTTTAAACTTTTCAAGTCTTGGAGAGATCGTACTAATATATTTGGTGTCAACAAAATCCATAACCAAGCATTAACATGCAAGAAGTCTAACAATGTAGGTGAATATTGTCAAGGTTTATATTCTGCACAATAAAAAGCAATTATCCCTGTCCACTTGATAACAGAGTTTGTTAATTTGTGTAGAGAGTATAAAGTAGGTTTTCTTTTTGTTTTCATCTGGCATCAAATGCCAACTCTTAAATTTATTTATTTTTAAGTTCTTCTTGGTGAGATGGTTTGATAATATTACTTACATAACTTGTCAAAATAGGAGTACAAATTAATAGAACTGCTATTACTCCTGCTGCCATCCATCTAAATTTAACCATTTCTTCCAATTTTATTTCCATTTTTCCAACTTTAAGATTAATATTTTCATCTTCTCTTGAGCAAGCAAAAATTCTCTCATCATGAACGGCAAGCATTTTGCAAATATTCTGATTTGTTTCGCTTAATGTTTGAATCGCAGCATCTACTCTTTCCACCATTTCTTCGTGGACTTTAACTCGCTCATTCAAAACTGCTAATTGAATTTTTTGCTCTTGCCCGAACATGAGATTTAATGCGGAGGGGTTCTTCTTTGAATCCAATTTCTACGAGAATTTACACCACCGTAAATATATCTTTTTCCTTTTTTATTTTTACCCACAAGAGGAGTGAGCATTGGATGAGAAGTACCAGCAGTTGGACCTTCAGCAGGGGATTCACTTCCAAATGCTCCTCCAGTTGCTGGAGCATTTGCAACCATATTTTCCCTGATAATTGAAATAATTCTATCAATCTTGCTCATCTTTTTTATAAATTTTTTGAAGTTGTGTTAAACAATTCAAATCAACTGGAATATCATGAATATAGCACTTAGGATATTGAGGTAAACGATTTAAAAATAAAATAAAAGTTTTAACTTGCGACCACATATCCTTTTCAATTTTAAAGAAAAGCATAGGCGTAGTTGCTTCTCCAAAAATATTATAAAGAACTATAAAATGATTAATCAAAAGGTGAGTCCTAAGATCACCAGTTTTTTTATATCGTTTCAAAAGTCTTTTAATATATTTGAAATGATTTAAATCTTTTTCAAAATCTTCCTTAGTTACTGCCTGAGGATTTTCATAATTTTTTATTGCAAATAGAAGAAAATTATCCTCATTCAGTTCATTAAAAAACATAAATCTTAAACTATAAGTTGTGGAAAAATACTTGTTTATTTATTAAGTATTTTTCCACTTCAGTAATATTATGGAGCAACGATTGTCAAAGTTGTAGTTCCAATTCCAACACCAGCAGTAGATCCAGCGCCAGCAATATTTCTAAGAGTATTGGATGCCAATGTCTTTTCAACTGCGGCACCATTATAAAAATCAGTAATAGTGCCAACAACTCCAGCAGCAAGACTTACGGTAAGAACTGTTCCAATTCCAGCACTTCCGCAAGTGAAAGCAAATGCAACACGATTGCTGATCTGACCGTTGAACGTAGTATACGTAGTGAATCCTGCGTTATTTGTGTAAGGATAAATTCCAGAAGGAGAAAATACTGAGGATGCAGTAGCAACAATTGAAGTTACAGCAGACCCCGTAGTATTAAATCCAACAACTAAAACTGTAGCGCCAGCTCCGCAAAATACAGTTTCATTCCATACAACGTGTACATATGCGGTTTGACCATTTCTAACAATTCTGTTAGTGCCACCAGCACCGATAGAAATTGGAGATGCGTTATTAGGGTCTTCAAAGAAGACAGCAACTGGAGTAGCAGCACCAAGTCCTCTTGAGTGCGAACTAATACCAGTGGTATTCAATCCAGATACTGGAACAAGGACTTCATCATAATAAGTTGTTGATAGTCCAGAATTTTCACTAGTACCGTATCTTCTATAAACCCAACCACGAGTATCAGCAAAGCAATTCCAAGGAGTATTGGTGCGATCAGCATCAGATAAATGCTTAGGAATATTATAATTATTTGCTGCAGTTTCAGTGGTTGTTGAAATGCCCCAGAGTGCCATTCTCTTTACCTTTACTAAAATTTTTATCTAAGAGTATTTATAAAAAATGGGGAGTTTGAATTTTCTCCCCATCTAGACGTTACTTTATTTGTATTATGGAGTCAAATCTGTAGCACCTTTCTTTTTCAGAGCTGCTTGAGCTTGAATAAGAATAAGTGAAAGAATGCCATTTGATTTTACTTTTGGGTTTGCTCCAAGTGCCTCAGAAACCGCAAACAAAACGGTTGCAATTAGGGCTTGGTTAGCAAGACACCATGCTACTAAAGCAGACATAATAACCTCCGTATAAAGAATATCCTATACTATTTAGGATTTCTTCTTAAATTTTCAAATACAGGTTTTCCATCCTTTGTGGGAACAGCGCCTTTTGCTTTCAATCTTGCTTTACCTGCTTGTGCCTTTTTCTTTGCAAGACTTGCTTGAATTTGAGAATTGATCTCATCTTCTCTTTCAACAGAGGGTTCATCCCATCTTACCTTACGTCCAGAAGCAGTAGTTCTATAAGTTCCTCTACCAGAATACCAATCACCTCTTGCTTCAGTCATCTCTCCATTTGGTTGATATGAAGCAGATAAAGATGCTAGATTAACTTTTGATGCAGCTGCCTTTTGTGCCGCAGCATACTTTTGCTGTGCAACATCAACATTTCTTCTTGCATTTAATACTGCATTTACTGCAGAATTATTTTGAGGTTTTTGTTTTTGCTGTTGTTGACGTTGTTGCTGTTGTCTTTGAAGATTCTTCTGTTTTTGTTGTTGCTGAAGATCCTGAGTATTTTGCTGTTGCTGTTGTACTTGATTTGCTTGAACCAACGCCTCTTCAACTTTATTAGGAATTCCTTTATGTGAAGTTTTTGCAAAATCGCGGATTTTCTTTTCACTCATACCATCAACAATTTTTAAAACTTCGGGACTTGCTTCTGATCTGGATGTTTGTCCTCTTTTTACGGAGAGTGCTAAACCAAATAATTTTTGTTGCTGCTCGCTTTCTGCTTTTTCATCCAAGACAGATCCTTCCATTTCAAAATGTGCATTTTGCAACTTTCTCTTTTGCCAAGCATCTAAAGCACTTACAGGTGTTCCGCCACCTTCAATATGCTTTTTTTTAAATGCTTGAAATTGAACTGCAGATTCTTTTGCTCTCTGTCTTTCTTCTTCCGCTTTTTTTGCTCTTTGAGCAACTCTTTCTTTATTGATAGCATCAATTTTTTGAATATTTGGATGAAGTTCTTCTTCCATATCATAAGAATTCTTAAGAACCTTATGTGTATCTTTTGCTACTTTTGTAGTTGCCTTTACACCAGATGCCACACCTTTACCAAATTCGGATGCAGCCTTAGATCCTACTGATGCTGCTTTTGCAACAGTTTTTCCAGTTTCTTTAGCAAGATTCATCGCCTTCTTATGGCGCTCCATGCCTGCTTGGTATGCCTTTACAGCACCAAAAATACCTCTAGCAATTGCATCTCTGACGGGTTTTTTAGATCCTTGAGATTCTTTTGCCTTTTCTACTGCAGTCTTTCCTTTATCAGTTGTAATTTTTTTAGCAACTGAAGATTGACTCTTGAGTGCAGCAGTCATTCCAGATTGTTTTGCCGAGGATGCTTTTGCCTCAGATTCTTTTCTTGCTTGCTTTTCTGCACGAAGACGCTTAATTGCCGCTGTCTTTGCACCACCTTTCAGTGATCCAACAGATTTACCACTCTTAGTAACTGGATCAACTTTAACTCCGCCTGCCCTTGCTTCTGATAAAACATAATCTTCAGCAACATAAAATACAAAATCAGAGAATTTTTCTAATCCAAGATCTTCAATAACAAGATCAAGTCCATATTCATTCAATCCATGATTATAAAAATACTCAGTAGCAATATCAACAGTTTCAATTAAAAAATCTTCAGACATTTCACGAATATCAATCAATTGTCCTCCAAGATTTTCAACTGCTTCCTGGAAAACAGGATTAATTTTAATAATAGAAGAATTATCTACTTTCTTTTCTTTTATTTCACTCTTTTTTTGTGCTGCTAGATTATCATCCACAATTTCTTTCAGATCCTCTCTCCAATTGGAAAAAGATTCTTTTACGCTAGATGTATCTTGCCCGTCAGGTTTACCACCCCTTTTACGTTGAATAGCATTATGAACTGATCCACGGTATTCTTTTGCAGGAGTTTCAACCTTACCATCATTATCAAAATCTTTTTTAGCAAGTCCTTTACCAGAAGTAACTTTTGCAGTTTGTTCTCCGCTTTCAGTTTCTCCTTCATATGGTTTGCCATACTTAGTCATTTCAACTGAAGAAATATTTTTATTCGCTCTTAACTTATTAATCTTTTCTCTGGTTGCCATTCTAACATAACTTTTTCCAGATAACTTATCACTAACTCTTACTTGAAATTTCTTAGATCCCGATGCTTCTTCTTTAACTGGACCCGCAGCGCCCGCGCCAATTCCAAGCTTTTCCTTAACTGAAGTTTTTTCAACAGCATTCATAGATGTGTGGGACATATATTGATTAAATGCCTGATCTAGAGGAATATCTTCTCTTCTTGCGCGATATCTAATATCATAAACTGCCTGACGAATTCTCTTTGCAGAACCGTCATCGCCAGAACCTTGCTCATCAGATTTTTCTCCAGCAGGAGATGGTTTATCCTGACCAAGTTGAGGTTTTAATACCTCTTCAATATAAATCGAAGAGATATCATTAAAAATATTATTCATTGACATCGTTTTAATAAGTACTATTTCTTCTTATACTTATTTATGAAATTCTTAATATTAAAATTATTGATTTTTTTAGTACCAGTCATACGCATAGTATATTCTCTATACGCATCTGTTCCTACTTCTCTTTGGGAAGCAGGAACTCCAGATTGATTTGTCCATTCAACAACATCTTTAATCCAAGGTTTAAACATCAAGTTATCTTGAGTAACACAAATCAAATAGTTTGCACCTCGTCTAATAATTTTTCCAACAAGTCCAGTATTAAGATTTTCTACAATTTGACCAACTTGAAATATTTTATTTTGAATATAGTTTTCCCTAAGATTTTCTGGATCCAACTTTGGTGCAATTTCCCACAAATCCCATTCCTCTTCGATATTCATACTTTTTCTGAGAGTCATAAACAACTTACGACTATTTTTATCATCAAAAGTTTTTGGAATTCCAGACCTAAAGGTTTCATAATCACCTTCTGCTGCTGCCTTTCTCATCTTTGATGCAGAGATACCTTCCACACCTTCAGCATCAGGATCTCTATCACCAGCATCAAATACATTAATTTCAGCAAAATCATATAAGTCTCCATTATATTTGGAGGCAACTTTTTCATATTCAGCAGTTCTGTCCGCTCCTGAAATAATATTAATTGAGGAATAACCATCCTCATGTGCCTGCTTTAACACATCAATAATAGAAACAAATTTACTATCGTTGACGATTCTTTCTCCATGATCAGGATACATTTGGCGCATGATAGAAATTTTTGTATCAGGATCTAAAGGATTCTTTTTAGGATCATTAGATCTTGAAGGGTAAATTTTATATTCACCATCTGCCGCAACCTCAGCAACTTTATTCAACAATTTCTCATGTCCGATTGTTGGAGGGTTAAAACGCCCAAATACAACAGTCAATACCCCCTTATCCTCTACTTCTTGAGAATTAGTAGATTGTTGGGTTGGCGCAGGTTCTGTTGCAGGAGAAGGCATTGCAGTATTTTGAGTTGCTGCAACTTGTTGATTTGCAGTAGTCCTTTCTTGAGGAGGATCCTGTTTTCCAACAATTTGATTTTTATTATAAAATTTTAATTTATCCCCGATAGTCTTCGCAACAAATTCTCCGTTGGCGTCATACCATCCGCCATGTCCATCACCAGTCAAACCAAGACGCCTCGCTTGCGTAGATGCTTGCGAGGTTCTTGCTTCGTTAAGAAATTGAAAAAATTCTTTCATGAGTATCTTATTATACTTTTATTTATTTTGCCAGTTCTTTTGTGCAGTAAAATTGGCGTAACTAAAAACGTCACGCTTTACAAGTTTAAAAGTTCCAAATAAATTGGACATTACATAACCTTCATGGTCGCTAGAAGAGTCTTCAATATAACAAGAAACTGTATTGTCTGTTTTTACCTGATCAATTATCAGATGTTTAATTTTAATCATTAATGTATATAGACGGAAAAGATTAATATCTTCTCCAGTTTCTTTTGAAACTACAGAAGGAATAATTTCTTGGTTATTTCTAATGTAAGAATTGATCACTTTTTTAATCTCCTTTCCCTTGGAAGTTTCTGGATATTTAACAAGAGAAGAAAAAATTCTAGCAAGAGAAATCAGATATTTAATTTTTTTGCTATCGGTCTTAAAAGATGCCCTCCCCTTTAAAAAAAGAGTTTTATCAGAATGCAAATTTGGTATTTTAAAGCTTGCTACAGATTGCTTTAAAGAAGGACCAGAATATGAAGTATGGCAAGCAATGATAAAATTGTAATCAACAGGAGAAGGAAAAACATACTTAATTACATTTGGTTTATAAGAATCTACTCCTCCAAACCCAATAAAATCACCCTGAATAACTTCAGAAATTCTCGGAAGATTGTCATAAGCAACATGAAGAATCTCTGCTACTGGACCTTCATGATTTTGAGAAATGTCATAATGAGAGTAATTAATTTTAATTTTTTTCTTGTTAAAAACAGACTTGGTTCCAACAAAAAACTTTTTAGTTTCGGGACAAGTTCCAAAAACTATTGCAGGAGATCCATCCCATTTAATAGTAATATTTGATTGATAATAGTAAGATAAAAAATTAATAGCAGCATCTATACCTTCCTTACCATCAAGGAGCAGTAGATCTTCTGGATGTTCAAGATGAGTATTTTTCATAACCATATCATATGACAATTTGGGACGCTTTCAAATTTTTTGTGACACTTTTAAAAGTGTCTATGGAAGTAACTCTCCCCTCTTTCCCCTAAAAATTAAAATCCTTGTTCTACTAACACCACCATCATTTCTTGAAGAATCATTTCTAGAAATAATATATGGTTTATAATCTTCGTCAGTTATATCATCTCCAGAGTTAAATATTTTCTTATTTGTAGTTAGAGTATATTCAGAATTTTGTTTTTTTAATTCTATAGTTTCTCCAACTAAAATGTGATTTACATTATTTGTAGACCTTATAGAAGCTCCAAAAGAATAATCAATTCCATAAGTTCCTTTTTTTCTCAGAGTTTCATTTTTAATTTCTCTATAGTACTCTTTATTATCTGTAGGATCATTTTGCTTGAGTGCCTTTAAATCATTAATAAAATCAACAACTTCTGGATATTGATTGTTATTAAATTTAGAAATACCAGACCATTGTTGAGAAGTATTACCTTTCAATGAGAGATATACAGAAGTATTTGTAGATGTTTTTATTACGCAGTCTGCAGTTGCTTCTGTTTTATTTTCATCAGACACAAAAGGAAGTTCTAAAATAGTATCTTCTTTATATTTAATTTTATATTTTTGTCCATTAATATTTAAAACAAATTCTTCACCACCTTCAGAAATATGAGCATCGGAAAGAAGTTTTCTTATTTTAGCAATTTGTTCCCTTTGTACCCTTTTTGGATCAGAAACTTTTTTAATTATCCTTACAACTAAACTACTATTGATTTGAATTTCTCTAAATTGGTCAGTAGAAGTATCCTTTACTCTATGTCTTAACTGCCTTGCTTTATCTTTTACCAATTCAGTTTCCAAAAGTTGATGAATATTAGATTTTAATTTATCTAAATCAGTATCATCTGTAGAAACTACAATAACTCTATTTCCAGTAATAAAAGGAATTTTAAATTCAAGTTTTGAAGGATTTAAATGAGCAAGACCATAATCTCTTTTTTTCTTTTGAGAAACTCCTGAAATAATATTCTTTATAATAGAAGCATTTACAACCTTATATTCCATTTTTTTGGAGTATTTATATGGAGAATAGGGGACTCGAACCCCTGACTTACAGCTTGCAAAGCTGTCACTCTACCAACTGAGTTAATCCCCCAGATGGATTAAGTGTGATATACCTCATAAGGATATAACAGTGACTTAACCTCTATCAATATGTATTATAAAACCCACTCGACTAAAAGTCAAGTGGGTTGGAGCAACCTTCCATTATTATTTATTAAACACCTAAAACAGCGCCAATATTATCATCAATATTTTGAATAACGGATCTAATATCAGAAATACGGGGAGGAACACTTTCTTCGTTATAGGTATATCCTTTTTGAGAATCAAAAAGGACTTGACGTACTGCTGCAGCAGTTCGTGCATCCATTTTAATAGTTACAAGTTTTTCTTTAGTCATTTATTCTGTACCATTTCAAATTCTTCAAATTGATCTGCAGATACTTCATGCTGTCCTGCAACAAGATACCAATGTTTTCCATCTTCTTTAAGACCAAGATATTTCATTTGATCTTCAGCAAAAATATTTTCTCTCATTGCAGCTTGTATTTTAAGATGAATAAGTTCAGATTTAGATGGAACTTTCATAAATCACAGATCTCCTTCTGCGCGATTTTCAGAACGATAAACATCAAAAGTACCTTCAGGGTAGCGAGCACTCAGTTTATCAAAGTTCATTTGAAGAATCTCTTCAAAATTAGTATCAAGAGCCATGAATGCTTGAGACAGATACCAACAGATATCACCAAGTTCACGCTTCATGTGAAAAATACTTTCTTCATTATATTGTTTACCCTGGAGGGCAATCTTCTTAACAACTTCAGTAAATTCACCTGCTTCTGCACTAATACCAAGAGCAGCAGTTAAAAGACGAGGAACATCAGCATCTGCAGTTGCTTCCAGTTCAGTAATACGAGCAAGAAGTGCTGCTAAATCACTGCTTGCAGGACTTGTGGTTTGACGAACGAATTCGATATATTTGTTTGTATCAATAACTTGAGTCATATTAGAATTTAAATCCCTCAAATGATTTTTTAGGTTTTCTTTCTTCATAATCATACTCTTCTTCATTACCAGAGTCAAGTATGTCCTTTTGGGCAGACTGTTCTACATCATACAATCTCATTTTAGATCTATCAATTCCAACTACAAATCTTTTATGCATTGTAGGGTCATTATAGCGATTCTTCAATTGCTTTACAAGAATTTGTCCCAACTCCTCCAACTCTTCAGTACTAATAAGGGCAAACATAAGATCAGCAGTAGCAGGGAGACCAAAGGACTCACTAGTATCAGTAAGTTCAACATCAGAACTACCATAACCACTGCGAGTAGTCTGGGTAGCAGAGACAATGGGAACATTGAATTCCACTGCCAAACCGCGAAGTTCTTCTGCAATTGCTTTAACAAATGTATAAGAATTGATATTGCTATTTCCGCGATACCTAGAGGAAGCACAAATATTAAGGTAATCAATGAAAATAATATCAGGTCTAAATGATTTCTTAAGTGAAAGTTCGTTAAGAAGTGACTTAAAGTGCCCTGCATGTGCGGAAGCAGTAGGATATTCCTTAATTATAAGAGTACCCTGAGTTTTCTTTGCAATATTGTTCACTTTTGTCTCAAACACTGATTTAGGAAGTTCAACAATATCCTTAATATTAACGTTTAGTAGGTTTGCGTCAATTCGTTCAGCAATTTTTTCTTCTGCCATTTCCAGCGTAATGTACAGAACGTTCCGTCCTTGGAGCAAGACGGAGCTAGCCACATGGCACATGAATAGAGACTTCCCGACACCCGTACCAGCAAGAGCGATGTTAAGAGTTTTGTTAGGGAGACCACCTTTCGTGATTTTGTTAAAGTACTCAAGATCAAATTCAATTTTATCCTCCGTTAAATGATAAGATTCATACCTTTGCTCATAATCTTGCAGATAGTCATGACCAACATGATTATCAAAACTAACTGCAAGAGCATCTTGAAGAATTGATGGAATAGCATCTCTGGTTTTATCTCCCTTTCCATCTGCCAATGAAATAGATTCAACAAGAGCAAGATAAATTGCTCGATCTCTACACCATTTTTCTGTAGTATCAACTAACCAATTAAATTCTACAGAAACATTTTCTAAACTAGAAACTAAATGAGTTAGTTTATTGTATTGTTCTTGATTGATATCATCTCGTTTTTCAATTTCAATACACAGAATTTCTGGAGTTGGCACATTATTATATTGCAACACAAAGTCTGCAATTTCTTCAAATACTATTTTTTGCTCAGAATCTTCAAAATACTCATTTTTAATAAATGGAAGAACTTTTCTAAGATATTCTTCATTGTGTAATAGGTTTCTAAGGATTAGAAACTCAACTTTCTCCATAATTAGATTCCTTTGCTACGTTGTTTTTTTTTGATTCAATCATACTCCATAACTAAATTCTTTTTTTGCAATTTCGTCCAATTGAAGCATTACCTCTTCAGTAAAGTATTCTTCTGGGTTTGCAAGAATTTGTTTTGCATAGATTTTCTTACCATTCATTTCATAGCGCCCTGCTACATTTTTCCAGAGTCCACCAATCTCACCAAGTTCCAAAAGACCATAGTAACGATCAAGGCCGCGCTCATCATAATACAGACGGACTTC